AACGGCCCCGAGGTGCTGGTGCCGGGCATGTCCGGCACGGTGATCCCGAACGGCGGCGGCGGTGGCATGGGCCTCGTCGTCAACATCATCGAGGCGCCCGGCAAGGGCGGCGAGACGCAGCAGCGGCAGGAAAACGGCCAGAACGTGCTCGACATCTTCGTCGAGAAGGTCAAGGGCGCCATTGCCGGCGACATCGCCCGCGGCGACGGCGCGGTGCCGGCCGCGCTCGGCGCCACCTACGGCCTCAACCGCGTGGCGGGAGCTTACTGATGGCAACCTGGCCGACCACCCTGCCGGCGCCGATGGCGCAGGGCTACAGCATCGACCCCATCGACCCCGTCATCCGCACCGACATGGAAGTGGGCGCCGTGCGCGCCCGCCGCCGCAGCGCGGCGCGGCAGGACAAGGTCGGCGTCGCCTGGGCGTTCTCCGACACCCAGCTGCAGACCTTCCGCGAATGGTTCGACGACGACGCCACCGGCGCCGCCGGCGGTTCGGCCTGGTTCTATATCGCGCTCAAGGTCGGCAAGGGCGGCACCACCACCGAGGAGGCCCGTTTCGCTGGCCCCTTTAAGGCGGCATTCCTGGGTGGCGGACGCTGGCAGGTCTCGGCCACGCTCGAGGTGCGCTGATGCCCGACAGCACGCTCTCGCAGGCGATCATGGAAGCCTACGCCGCGGCGCCGTCCGACGTGGTGGTGTATCACACGCTCGAGATCAACCACGCCGCCTTCACGCAGCCGATCTACGTGGTGCGCGACAACGCCGACCTCGAGGCCGATCTCGAAGACGGCGGCGGCACCGTTACCTTCGTGCGCTTCGCGTTCGACCTGGTCAAGCCCGAAGTCTCGCCGGCCGGCGTGCCGCAATGCACTGTCGAGTTCGACAACGTGAGCCGCGAGATCCTGGCCAACATCCAGCTCGCCATGGCCGACACCACGCCGATCACGATCACCTACCGCGAATACCTGTCGACCGACCTCACCGGCCCGCAGAACGACCCGCCGCTGGTGATGACGCTGACCAACATCAAGGCCGACGTCTTCCGCGTGCGCGCCACCGCCGGCTTCGGCGACCTCAACAACCGCCGCTTCCCGACCACGGAATACACCGGCGAGCGCTTTCCGGGGCTGGTGTCGTGATGCAGCACTGGGCCGCGAACTACATCGGCGACGAATGGCGTGCCGGCACGCACGATTGCTGGGGCTTCTTCCGCCGCGTGCAGCGCGAGCGCTTCGGCCGCGAGGTGCCGCCCTTCGACGTGGACGCCTTCAACCGGCTGGCCTGCGCCCGCGCCGTGCGCGACAACCCCGAGCGCACGAACTGGCTGCCGGTCACCGGCGCGCCGGAAGAGGGCGACGCCGTGCTGCTCGCGCACGCCCGGCACCCCAGCCACGTCGGCATCTGGATCGGCGCCGACGGCGGCGGCGTGTTGCATTGCGTGGAAGGCGACGGCGTCGTCTTCCAGTCGAAGAAGAGCCTCGCCGCCTGCGGATGGGGGCGTTTGGAGTTCTATCGCCATGCGTGAAACGCTGCGCCCCGCCTTCGCAAGCCGTGATCCCTTCCACCCGCTGCGCCATCGCGAGGTGCGCGCGCTCGATTGCGCCGGCCCCATCGCCGCGCTCGCGCCGCAGACCGACCAGCCCTTCATCATCCTCAGGAACGGCGAAGCCGTGCTGCGCGCCGACTGGTAGCAGCCGGTGAAGGACGGCGACCTGCTCGCCGTGGTGCTGCTGCCGCAGGGCGGCGGCAAGGGCTCGAACCCGCTGAAGATCATCCTCAGTGTGGCCATGGCGGTCTATGCCCCGTACCTGGCGACGGAGCTGATCGGCATCGAAGGTGCGGCCGTGCTCGGATCTGCCGGCACCTCACTCGTTACCGGCGCCATCGGCATGGCCGGCTCGGCCCTCATCAACGCCCTGATTCCGCCGCCGAAGCCGCCCAGCCCCAACGGCGCCGGCAGCACCAACTACGCCTCGGCCTCGCCCACCTACAGCCTCGCCGCGCAGGGCAACATGGCGCGCATCGACGGCGCCATCCCGGAGCATTTCGGTCGCCTCCTCTGCTACCCGGATTTCGCCGCCGCGCCCTACGTGGAATACGCCGGCAACGAGCAGTATCTCTACCAGCTGATGTGCATCGGCACGGGTGAATACGACATCGAGGCCATCCGCGTCGAAGACACCTCGATCGACAACTTCGAGGAAATCGAATACGAGGTCGTGCTGCCGTACAACGCGGTGAACCTGTTCCCGACCGCGGTGGCCACTTCGGTCGAAGTCAGCGGTCAGGAAGCGACGACAAGCACGACCCTCGGCCCCTTTACCGCCAACGCGGCCACCACCGTGGCCAACCGCATCGCGGTTGATGTCGTCTGCTCGCGCGGCCTCTACTACGCCAACGACAGCGGCGGCCTCGATGCCAAGTCGGTCAACTTCACCGCCGAGGCGCGCGAGATCGACGACGACGGCGTGGCCGTCGGTTCGTGGTTTACGCTCGGCACCGAGACCATCAGCGCCGCCACCACGACGCCGCAGCGCCGCAGCTACAGCTACGGCGTGCCCGATGGCCGCTACGAGGTGCGGCTCACGCGCAACGACTCGAAAGACACCAACAGCCGCGCCGGCCACGAACTCGATTGGGCCGGCCTGCGCGCCTACCTCACCAGCAGCGACAACTTCGGCGACGTGACGCTGGTGGCCATGAAGATGCGCGCCACCAACAACCTCAGCAACCAGGCCGCGCGCAAGATCAACATGATCGCCACGCGCAAGCTGCCGGTGTGGGACGGCAGCGCCTGGTCGCCGGCCAACACCGCCACGCGCTCCCCGGCCTGGGCGATCGCCTACTGCGCCAAGCGCATCGGCCTGCCGGACAGCCGCATCGATCTCGCCGGCCTGCTCGCGCTCGATGCCGTCTGGTCCGCGCGCGGCGACAGCTTCGACGGCCGCTTCGACAGTGTCGGCACCTGGTGGGATTCGGTCAGCAAGATCGCGCAGGCCGGGCGCGCCAAGCCCTTCATGCAGGGCTCGATCCTCTACGTATGGCGCGATCAGGAAGTGGCGCTGCCGGTGGCGGCCTACGGCCTGCGCAACATCGTGCGCGGCTCGTTCGCGCTCGAGTTCGTGACGCCGACGCCGGACACCGCCGACGCGATCGAGGTCAGCTACTTCGACGAGGACGCCTGGAAGCCGCGCCGCGTCCCCGCCAAGCTGGCCGGCAGCACGGCCGCCAAGCCCGCCAAGGTCGACCTCTTCGGCTGCACCAGCCGGGCGCAGGCGTACCGCGAAGGGCTGTACATGGCCTGCTGCAACCGCTACCGCCGCACGCTGATCAAGTTCGAGACGGAGATGGAAGGCTTCATCCCCTCCTATGGCGACCTGATCGCCGTCAGCCATGATCTGCCGCAATGGGGGCAGGGCGGCGCGATCGTGAGCTGGGATGCCGGCACGAAAACCGCCATCCTCACCGAGCCGCTGACGTGGAAGCCGGCCGAAACGCATTACATCGGCCTGCGCCGCCGCGACGGCTCGCTTTCCGGCCCCTATACCGCCACCATCGGCATCAGCGACTACCACGTCGTGCTCGCCAGCGCGCCCGACTTCACGCCCTACACCGGGCAGGACGAGGAGCGCACGCACTACACCTTCGGCTGGGGCGAAACCTGGCGGCAGCTGGCGCGCGTCATCGCCATCCGACCGCGCGGCCCCTTCCGCGTCGCCATCGAGGCGATCAACGAAGATCCCGGCGTGCATGCCGCCGACACCGGCGCGGTGACGCCGCCGGTCGTTTCCTCGCAACTGCCCTCGCAATTCACCGCGCCCGTGGTCACCGGCCTCATCGCGCGCCCGATGCCGGACGACGTGAACAAGATGATCGTGAGCTGGCAGCCCGCTGCCGGCGCCGACCACTACCTCGTCGAGCAGGGCCCCGGCGACGGCACCTGGACGCGCATGGGCGAGCCCAGCGCCGCCAGCTTCACCGGCATGGCCTTCTATTCCAACGCCACCATGATCCGCGTCGCCGCCGTCGGCCTCGCGCGCGGCCCGTGGGCCGAAACGGCCTACGCGCTCGGCGCCGGCTTCATGTGGAACGCAACCGACACCGTCGACATGTGGAACGCCGACGACTCAACCCTGATGTGGAGCGCCTGATATGGCCACCTTGCCCCCCAGTAGCGACTTTACCGGCGCCAGCGTAACGGAAGGCGGCTTCAAATCCGCCATCACGACGCTGCGCAGCTACCTCAACGACCTCTTCGGCAGCGACAGCAGCAACAAGGCGCTCGCGCGCGAAACGCTGGCCGTGCCGATCTCCGGCACCACGGCGAAAACCGGCACCTACACCGCCGTCGCCGCCGACTGCGGGCAGGTGCTCAACTGCACCAGCACCTGGACGCTGACGCTGACCAGCGCCGTCACCCTCGGCGATGGCTGGAACGTGGCCGTGGCCAACACCGGCAGCGGCACCATCACGGTCAACACCTCGCTGTCGCAACTGATCGACGGCGCCACTTCCACCACCATCCTTGCCGGCCAGACCAAGCTGATCCACTGCACCGGGGCGCAGTTCGTGACGGTGGGCGGCGGCAGCGGGGCCGTCACCGGCTCGCTGGTCGATTACCTCGGCAGCACCGCGCCCACCGGCTACGTGCTCGCCTCCGGCCGCACCATCGGCAGCGCGGCTTCCTCCGGCACCGAGCGCGCGAACGACGACTGCTATGCGCTGTTCGTGCTGCTGTGGAACAGCCTGGCCAACAGCGAGGCCGCCGTTTCCGGCGGCCGCGGCGCCAATGCTGACAGCGACTGGTCCGCGAACAAGACGATCGCGCTGCCGGATCTGCGCGGCCGGGTGACCGCCGGCAAGGACAACATGGGCGGCACCACCGCCAGCCGCCTCACCAGTGCCGGCAGCGGCATCACCGGCACCACGCTCGGCGTGGCGGGCGGCACGGAGACGCACACGCTGACGAGCGCGCAGATGCCGAATCACTCGCACTCTGAAGTCGGCGGCTCGGTGCAGCTGCACACCTACGCATGGCAGGGCGATCCGTCAAGCTACGTCGGTAGCAATGGCGGAACAACCACGGGCAGCGCCGGATCAGGCAACGCCCACCAGAACACGCAGCCGACCTTCGTCGTCAACAAGATCATCAAACTCTAAGGGGCCGCCATGAGCATTCAACGCATTACCATCGTCCCGGCAGATGCCTGCGTGATCGTGGACAACGACGCGCTCGCCGGCCTGGCCCTGCCGGCTGCGCCGAACGTGCACGCCATCCAGTGGCACGGCGCCTACGGCATCATCGAGCACCTCGCCGGCCCGGCGGTGCGCTTTACCGATTTCGACGTCGTGCAGCCGTATCTCGACGTCTGGCAGGCGCGCCGCGACGAG